GAAACTCCAGCTGCCGAATGCGTTTATCCTGCTCATCCAGACGTTCATCCTGACGGGTCAGGCTGGTAGTCTGATGGGTGATTCGTTCCTCGATCATGGCCAGCCTGGACACCGCATCGCTGAGCTTGTCGAGCTTGGAATCAATCTGATCCAGTCGCCGCGAGAGATCGTCCATGTCTCTGAGCCTCCTTTTCTTCCTTAGCAAGGAGGCACTTCCGCCGTCCATGGCGGTCGTCCCTGTTTTGCTCAAAGGTCAGTTGATTTGATTCCAGATAGGCTTCCTTACCAGCGTACTCCTCCCAACGGCGCACAATCACATCAACGTATTTTGGGTCCAGTTCCATGAGCCGGGCACTGCGGTGGGACTTATCACAGGCGATCAGGGTAGAGCCTGAGCCACCGAACAGATCCAGTACGATGTCCCGGGTTTTGGAGGAGTTGCGAATGGCCCGTTCCACCAGTTCCACCGGCTTCATGGTAGGGTGCAGATCGTTCCTGGCAGGCTTGTTGAAATACCAGACATCGCCCTGGTCTCGGGCTCCACACCAGAAGTGCTCTGAGCCTTCCTTCCAGCCGTAGAGAATCGGTTCGTATTGACGCTGATAATCGGAACGTCCCAGGGTGAAGGTGTTCTTGGCCCAGATGATAAACGTGGACCACTTACCACCGGCCTCCCGAAAAGACTTCTGCAAGGTGTCCAGTTCAGACGACGACATGCAGATGTAAATCGCGCCCTTGCAGACACCGAGCAGGTTGCTCATAGCCGCCAGAAGGAAGGTGTAAAACTCAGAGCCCAGGTTGTCGTTTTTGATCCGGCGGTCTTTTTTCGCTTTGCCGTTTTTCTCAGGATTTGCATAGTCGACGTTGTAGGGAGGATCGGTAAACACCATATCCGCCAGCTGGCCTGCCATCAGGGTTTCAACGTCAGCCTGTTCAGTTGCACTCCCGCACAATACCCGGTGATCCCCCAACACCCACAGGTCACCAGCCTGACTGACCGGATGATCTTCCGGCTCTGGAATCTCATCGTCGTCGGTCTGCCCTTCTGGTTCGTCCAGCAGCAGCAAACCTTCGAGTTCATTATCGGAAAACCCCATCAGGTCCAGATCAAAATCCAGCGCATCCAGCTCGGCCAGTTCCTGTTTCAGGAGATCTTCATCCCAGCCGGAATTGGCCGTAATCTGGTTATCCGCAATCACCAGCGCCCGTCGTTGCGTCTCGCTCAGATGCCCCAGCACGATCACCGGCACCGTTTCCATCCCCAACTGCCTTGCCGCCATCAAACGTCCATGACCTGCGACGATCACATCATCGCTGCTCACCAGCACCGGATTCACAAACCCGAACTCCTCGATGGACCGAGCGATCTGGGTCACCTGCTCATCGGAGTGAGTACGAGCGTTATTGGCGTAGGGCACCAGACTGGCAACAGAGCGATGTTCGATGGATTCGACGAGGATTCTGGCCATGGTTCTTCCGTGAAATTCAGGCGTGAAAAAACCCCGGACCGAGAGAGGTGCGGGGCTTGGATGTAGTTTGCTTCGAGCTTAGTGTTTATTTTGGTCAAAACCTGGAAAAGTGTCCAACCCCTGAAACGACCGGTATTTTGGATCGTTTTGGAAAGAGCCAGATAAGCTAAGCCTTTATCAGTTACTCCGGTATACGCCCTCTCGCCAAATGAATACCAATTTTGCTCATAGCCCTGGACCAACGGGCAAACGGCGTCTTGCGATTCAGGCCCATTTCCTCCGCAATGGATCGCCAGGACATGCCCGATGCCCGCAACCAAAGCAACTCCCGTTCTTCTTCGCTGAGCCAACGCAGCCAGCGCATGCACTCCACCATCCGGTCCACGGCATCCGCTGACGGCGGAGCTGGTTTTATCCTCGCATCTTCCGAGTGATACACCTCCCAGCGGTTGGGATTGAACTCCGGCCAATACGACGCGTGTCCGAGGTTAATTCCGGAGGGTACTCGACGAGCCACCAGCCAGGCCTCTCGATATCGATCCCTGAGTTCGTCAATGGTCAACATGGCATCGCCTCCTGCGATTTCTAATACGGACGAGGCCGACCTCAAGGAGGCTCGTCCGTATATATATTTATATATAAAAGAATCCAGCAACTCAGCAACTCACCAAACATCAAGAATTTCAAACACTTATGAGTTGCTGGACTGAGTTGCTGACTTTTCTAAATCCAGCAACTCGTGATTCACTTAACCACATGATTTATTTCTATTTTTTGAGTTGCTGGAAAAATCTAGCAACTCAGCAACTCCCCATTTTCAGCAACTCGCTGGCAACTCCTCAGCAACTCAAAACGGTCTAATGTTGGTCGTAATAGATCCACTGATCCGGGTCTTCCACCGGTAAGCTTGCCGACGTTTGAGCACACTTATAATGGGTTGGCGGCACTCTGCAGAGTGGATGACCATCGTTGCCTAATTCCATATTTTCCACACAGAGATATCCCTGGGTGCTTCGTAATGGTGGCGGCAGGTTGTACTCTTCGTGATCATTAAAAAACTTAATGTAGCCCTTGGTGCTGAGCACATTGATTCGATCCCGTATGGTTGAGCTGGCACCGAGCCCTGCCTGATTTTCAAACGCTTGGGCAAACTGATTAGAGGTATACACCCTGCCCTGCATCGCCTCCTGGTAGATCAGGTTAACGATGACCTCACGCTTTCGGATCCGTTCAGCATCATGCTTGCGCCCCATCTCTTCCCCGGCAATTCGTACACCGTTTGGAGGGGCTTCACACCACTGTTCCTTCTCTTTGATCACTCGCTTTGCTTTCGGTGATGGGCCATTCCTGAGTTCGTAATACAGCATCCTCTCAGGCTCAAGTTCCTCTGGCCTGAACAACAGCATTCCCGAGGTGTAATACCCCCTCAAGCTCCCCGCGCCTGACAATGCCTGAAACGGGTCTTCTTCTAACTGTCGCTTACTCATCTTCCGGGTGTGATGGACTAATATCAGCCCTGCATCCGGGTTCACAATATCCCGTAATTGCTCTACTCGTTCTTTCAGGAAAAACAGCATCGCATTGTTGTCATTTTCACTGCTGCCATCCGGTCCCGGGTCAAAGACATTACGAATCGGGTCGATCACGATCACATCCGGCCCTTCAGGGAAGGCATCCCGAATTGCCCTCAGGATTAAGGGCATGCCTTTCTCATTCAGAATCAAATTCAACCTTGCGGTAACTACCAGGTTCTCTCTGACACGGGTCAGCTGATACTGTTCAAGCGGCAGCTTTTTTACTCGTTCTCGCAGATAGTGATATTGCACTTCAGCTTGCAGATAAAAAATCTTCAGCGGTCGGCTTGGACGCATATCCAAAAATGTTAATCCTGCTGACATATGAGCCAGAAGGTTCAAAAGGAAATCACTTTTACCGACCTTGGGAGCACCACCAACCACCAGCATACCGCCGGGTGTCAGCACTCTTGGACTGAGCAAGTCTTCAGGCATGGGTGAGTCATCGTCCAATAGTTCACCCAGTCTATAAAATGGCACCGACTCTTTAATGGTTTTGCGAGGTGTAGTTACCAACCACTGTTGGATATCAAACCCTTCAGCAATGGCATCAGCAGCATCCCATTTCTCAGGACGGCTTTCAGGTGGTTTGAGAATCACAACACTGACTGCGCCAATATCAACAATGGCTCTGGCTGCACTTTGAGCATAAGCAAAACCGGCTTCATCATGATCCGGCCAAATCGCCACTCGCTTGTCTTTGAGGGGAGACCAGTCCGTTTTCTCAACCGGTGCCTTCGCTCCATTCATGGCCGTGGTGGCACAAAAGCCGTTATCAATCAAAGCCTGCGCGGCTTTTTCTCCTTCCACCAGCCAAACATCTGTGGAATTTTTGATGCCCGGCTGGTTATACAATGGCCTTGGATTGGGAGCCTTGGTTTTTCGCGCTTTAACATCCCAGGGTCTGAACTCTTTACCGTCCGGAGTATCATAACGATAGACACAAGCGATCAAATTGCCTTCAGGATCGTGGTAGTCCCATTTACCAGTGTGTGGTCCAAGATCCTCATAATCATCCTGATAGCTTGTTACGGCTGGTGGACTGACGACAGGCATCCCCAGCCAGTCGGCCATAAACCGGACAAGCTCTGGGAAATCCCGCTGGGCATCAAGCCCCTGAACGGCCGCAGTCAGACTGACAATGTCACCACCCTCACCATTTTCAAAATCATGCCATAGCCCGGGTTCACTGCCGTCCAACGAGACTTCCAGACTTTTACCTTTATCCCCCTTAACATTGCCCATCACATATTTGTTCCCCCGTCGCTTACCGTTCGGAAACATCGCCGTCAGGTAATCCACCAGCCGGTCCTGAATACGTCGCTTAATATCCTCAGCCGGTAAAAGCTCCGGGGCTTGTTGCTCTGCAGCCGTATTAAAATTGAGCCATCTGTTCTTCATTGCTCAGCGTCCCTGTAAAAAGAAGCCCACCAACGGGTGGGCGATACTCCTTTCAGTTAGAAATCAGTCCCACTGGCTGCCATAACCTTCAGCCGGATGAGGTGCTTGATCCGGCCCCCGATACAACTCGGACTGCAATTCATGATGAGACGGTTTCTGTCCGGATTGTGTTACAGCTGCCATACCATGCATTAACTGGGCATACTGTTTATGTTCCGGCGTAATGGCCTGCTTGATGACATTCTTCGGCTCGTCATACTGATCTTTTTCAAGACTCACCTTGGCCACAAACTCAATGCCATCGAGCTCCGACAGAGACATCAACTGACGGGCTTTGTACGCCGGTGGGCTGTTATCATCCGGTTTGATATTGCGAGCTGACTGCAAAATACTGCGGACAAACGAGCGGCCCATGTTTTCCCACTCCGGTCCTTTCGGGCTGTACATTCCGATCAATGACCAGACCTTGCGTTTGGCATACTCGCCTGCCAGCACAGTGAACTCACCGTTGAGGTAGATGGCTCCGGTATCACCCCGGGTGGCGTAGCCACCGGTCCACCCCATATCGGGATTATCAAAACCACCCGGCTTGATGGTCATACGAACTTTAACCAAGGTGCCTGAAGGGATGATGTCGTGCTGGTTCTGTTCAGCGGCATCGTTGAAATCGTTCCATGATTTTTTCTGAGACATGGTTATGCGTCCTTTTGGGTTTCAGCGGTTGGCGTCTTAAGAGTTGGATCGTCAAAGGTGACCGGCTGACGTTCAGCGGTTCGGATTTTATGAAACAGCCTGCCCAGATGGGGCGGTTCAAACAGGTCGAGACGACCACTGCGGTCCTTGGCTGGGTAGCCATAAGGGTTAAGTGTCTGGCAGACAAAGGTTCGACGTAGGTTACCTTCTTCATCCGGCAAGCTCGCCAGAGTGATGACCTCATCAACGATCCCGGGCATTTCCAGCCCGGTTTTAGAGCCTTCAATCTGGGGCTGATAAATTTTCCGATTAAAGTCATCCACCCGCTCCTCCAGGATGGCCACGAACACTACATTTTTACCCCGGGCATGCTGGAGATGAGTCAGTGCGGCAATCATCTCCTGTCCATGCAAACCATAAGCTCCCCGGGTATCCGGCTTGCCGGTTTTCTCCGAGAATGCCTGGGGCTGGCTTTTGCACCACTGAAAGCAGAGCCGCCCCAGCACCGTGATGGAGTCGATAAAGTAGGTGTCGTATTTATCCAGGGCAGAGGGGTCACCGTACTTTTCGCACACCGCCTGATAGTGACCGTTCGAGTAAACCTGATCATCCCTGAGTGCGGGATTAGGACCTCCAAGATAGACAGCAAAGTTTCGGAACTCCGTCCAGGTAGAGGGACGAATAGTGTCACCCTCCCAATCCTGAACCGCCAAGTCTCCCGCTTCGAGATCCATGAACATCGTGCTATTCGTATCGAGGGTTTTCAGTAGTGTGGTCTTACCTTCCCCACTTCGACCTAACAAAACACACTTGATCCCCTTACGCTCCTGGCTTCGCTGTTCCGCTGTCAGAATGGGTAAACTCATGGTTTCATCTCCCGGCGATTAGGAGCCAACCGGTACCTTGGCGTTCCCTGGCGAATGGTCAGGGCTGGACGAAAGGCGTTCTGAATTACTTCTGGCCACTGATCAAAACGGGCATCCAGAACCGAGTACTCCACCTCCATAAACGACTGCGGATCCTCACCCTGCTCCCGAATGGTCTGAGCGATGGCATTGAGTTTGGTTTGATCCCAGGTGATGGCTTTGGGGATTTCAGAAGTGACTTTAACCTCCCCATCCTCAAACTGCACAAAGCCGAACTCCTGCTGCATCTCTGCACGAAGGCTGGAAGCCTTGTAGACGTATTTGCAGGCAATGGCTGACTCCAGCCACTCTCTCAGCACCCGCGACTGTTCCATTAAAGCTTCCACTTCATCCACCAGCTTCAGCAACTCGCCACCCGACTTGGCTGACAGATCGCTCATGGGCATGTTCGTGATGGCCTTCAGTTCAGGGCTCATGCGTCGCCTCCCTGCCTTGGCAGTGGTTGTGAGGTACCGATGTGAGTATGTGACCGCTCGTAGGCTTCCACTTCACTGATTCGATAAACGACCCGGTTACCCAGTTTGATATAGCAAGGTCCCAGGCCTTTCA